GGTTTGCCTTGTGCTAATTGTTGCGCTCGTATTTTACCAACTTGGGTTGCACATTTGTTGTTTACCTTTTCGTTAAGTTCTAAACCTCTTTTAGCGTTATTCTTAACACCACTTGGATAGTCTGAATAGCTTTCTAAAACCATTTTTTTACCACCCTTTACACGCTTGTCGCTTTTTATAATGGCTCGTATCTCACTCAATAAATATTCCGCTTCCTCTTGGTCTATTTCTTTTAATAGTTCATCACTACTAAAGTCGTTTATTTTTTCCTGTGGGCGTTCCATTTTATCAGCAAAATACCCCTCTATACTAAACCCTTTTACTTTACCTGTTTTAACAAACTCGTTCCAAATGTTTTCGTTATTGACCTTAACACTTCCAACCCACGTGCCTAATGGTAAATCCATACCATACTTAACACTCTTGTCGTGTACCTTATCTTCTACTATCCAACTTTCAACTAATGATAGTCCGTTAATTTGGTATTGGTGTTCTAAGGTAGAATTGTTTTGTTTGCCTTGCATCAGGTACATTTGACTAGCTTTTAATACAGTATCTTTTGAAAAATATATATAATACTCATCTTCGCCATTACGTCTGTATATAGGCTTGTTAGGTATTAATAGCGCACCCATTAAGATACGTTTTTCTTTGTCTACTTCAGCTAGTTTAAATTCTTGTGATTTTAAAGCTATAAAATCTTCTTCTATTGCAGGGTTTTCAACTACGCTAATAGCTTCAATACCTATTTCTTGTTCTTCGTCTAAAATTAATTCTACTATACGCATATTATTATATAATGTTTTTTATTAATTTTTGTATTTATAGTGTCGCACCCTCAACAATATTGTTTTCTAAACTTTGTGCAGTTGTAACATCATTAGATACTACATAAGCCTGTACAGGTTGTTGGGTTTGACTACCTACTGCTTCAGCTAATTGGCTTGTTTCGGTTGCACCTACTACATTAAAGCTAGGGGGTTGAGAAGCTGCACCACCTGTTGTTGTTGGTACACTTGCACTACCTTTACCACTACTATCTACGCTTTTAATTGCAGCAATATTTTTAGCTGCTACTGCACCTGCTAATGCAGCCTGTACTACAGGATATGCAGGGAAGAAAGTTGTTATAGGTGATTTTTGAGCAGTAGAATAAGCGTTTTGTACACCCTGAACACCACTAATAGTTGCACTAGCTACTGCTAAGGCTTTGCCTATCTTACTATCTTTACCTGCTAATTGTGAAATTTGCGAAAAAGTGTTTGCTGCATCTCCTAGCGTTTGTTGTTGTCTAAGTTTGTCTAGTTCTGCTTTTTTATCGTTTTCTTTTTGTTCTACATCAGTTCTTAACCCTGCATAGTATTTAAGTACCTCTAGTTTTTGTTCTTCACTTGCATTTAGTTTATCTAATTCTGCAAGTTTCTTTTCTTCTTCTAGTGCTATTTTTTCTAGTTCTTCATCTGCTTCTCTTAGCTTTTGTTTATCTCTAAAATCGTTTCTTATTTTATCAATAGCATCTAGTCTAGCTTGTTCTTTTGTAGCTGCTTCTTCGTTCCTTTTATTTTCTGCATCTATAATAGCTTTTTGTGCTGCAGCTTCTTCACGTCTTGAAGTTAGTAACTCTGTACTTAATCTTTTTTGTAGGTTAAGTCTTTGTGTTTCTTTTTGTATTACCTCTGCTTCTAATCGTGCCTGTTCGTCTAAATCCTCTTTATTACTTTTTGTTAAAGCGTTTTCAGTTTGTTTAGCTTCTAATCTTATCTGCGCTACTTTAACTTCCTTAGCCGCTAACTCATCACTTATACGCCCTGCTTCTTCTAAAAATTGTATGCGTTCTTGTGCAGTAAACTTATCCTTATTAACTGCTTTTTCTCTTAACTCTGCTATTTTCCTTTCAGCTTCAGCACGTTCTACTACTAAATTTCTTGCTAGTTTTTCAGCTTGCGCCCTTTGGTCTGCTATCTTTGCTGCTGCACTTGCATCTGCAGCTATTTCTTTGCCAAACTCTTTAACTGCGTTGGTGGCTTTGTCTATACTATTTTCAACACCTGTAAAGCTATCTACAAAACTACTACCTGCCTTTTTTGCATCGTCTAAAGCTGCTTTAAATTCTCCACTAAATACATTTTTTATTGCACTACCTAAAAAACCTACAGTATCTAATATTGCCTTAAATCTATTTGTTATATTTTCAACTAACAGATTTTTAAAGTTTATTAAGGCTTGTTTAGGGTTTTCAAATACAGATATTATACCCTCGCCTAAATCAGCTAATAGGTCTAATAAGTTTCCTGTAACACTTCCAATTACACCTAGTATTTTAGCAAATTTATTTTGTCCCTCTTCGCTTCGTGTAAAGGCTTGTGTTAAAGACGTAATAGCTATTATAAGCGCACCAATCCCTGTAGCTATAATTGCACCTCTCAAAGTCTTAAAACTCGCTATAACACCACCTAAACCGCCTTTTAATGCTTTGAACTTACTAACTGCACCACCTGTAGCTTTGTCTACTGTATTACCCATTTGTTGAGTAGATGCACTAGTTTCTTTAACCTCTTTGTTAGTTTCTTTTAGGCTTTCTGTTAGTTTGTCAATACCACCTGCAGCTTTGACCGCATCAACATCAATTACTATCTTTTTTTCTATTGCCATTTTATTTCTTGTTTAAGTGCTTTGTAACCCTCTTTTAGTGTTGTAGGTAGTTTATGTTTACCTTTTGCTATACGTATATTTTCTGTTTCGCCCTCTACGTATTTTAAGCTATCTATTATTAGTTTTATCATTTCTTACAATTAGTTAGTTTTTTCTGATATGCCTGTATCAAATGAAAATAAATCATTACCACCTACATTATACTTTGCTCTTACTGTTATATTGTACCACGCATCACTTTCTAAACCATTTACTTTAATTCCTGTACTTAGTGTCGTATCAAAATAAGCACCATTAGAATATACATTATATCCTGTTACACCACTTACTGCGTCCCACGATACAGTAATGAAATCAGTACTTTTTGCAGTAACTTCTAAATTTGCAACCCTACCTAACCACGCCACTTGGTTGTTTAATATCTGACTTGCATATTCTTCTTTGTTGTATAGTTCTAGGTCTGTTTTGTTTGTTAGTAGGTTTGTTTTTATGCTATTTATTCTATACGATTTATTAGCTATTATAAACCTATCATTTAGCCTATATCTTGTTATTATACTTAAAGGCAAATAAGCACTAACTTTTAGTAATCGTGCCTGTCTATCAAAAACACTATCTACATAATCAAAGTACCCTGCGCTAAATAAGTTATCATAATTAGTAGGTGCAACTCTTAACCACTCATCTATTTCTTCGCCAAAGTTTAAAGCTAAACCATTACCACTACCACCCCATAAACTTGAAGTTAATTGTGTAGGTCGCCAATAGGTTGTTCTAGTAGTACCATCTATTTCCCAATCGCCACCACCATCTGTATACTCCATACAAAATAGTAAAGGCTCTCCAATAGTAGCATCAAATTTTTTATCTAGCATTGCACCCTGTCCTATATCACTTAAAGCATCTGTATCTTCGTTGCTTAAACGTTCGTACATCATTTTTTCAAAAGGCAGTTCTAAATTGTAAACACCGCCGTCCCACTCATCACTTCCGTAATCTTCTTCTGCAAAAGGCACTCCGTTTATTTCATCAGCATATTGAACTAAAAAAGACTTTTTACTTTTAAATTTAAAGTCCATACTTTTATACTGAAATAATCGTTCTATTGAAGCACTATCCATATCTACATACTTAGTAATATCATATCTATTACCAATATTCATATACCAACTAGCTAAAGCGGTGTATATATCGTTACCATCTTTGAATACTACTAAATTAAACATCTTAAATAACCCACTTAGAAAGTCCATTACTTTTATTTCAGGGACTTGCTTTGCGGTGTAAAAAGTATTTTCTACATCTGAAGCTACTGCAGAATAGTTTGCAGTCCATTGTGATATATAAGGTCCACCTGATGCACCTCTAGATAGATACTCTAAACTAGCGGTTTGTGTAATACCTAGTGTGTTATCGCTTTGTATTTCTATAATTAAATCTAGTTCGCCTTGATAGTTTCTGTTTGGTCCTGCATCTATTTGTACAAATCTTGTTTGTGCGCCTGTTAAACCTTGACCGCCTCCTTGACCTGCTAATAAATCTGCTTCATCATAACCCCTTAAAATTCTTAAATCATAGGGTTGGGTTAAATCTGCAGGTGTTATATTTACAGTAAAGAAATATTTGTGATAAGAATATGGCTCTTGAATATGTATACCCCTAACATCTCCAACGCTTGATGGTGTAGAAGAAGTAAAAGTATAATCAGGGTTATCTCGCTTCCACCTTTTGCGTACTATTTGAACACCACCGCCCTCTGTTGAATTACTTATAAATCCCTCGTTTCTATGCAACCACATATAAACATCATAAATCTGATAACTAGCTAAAAACCCTGTTATGTTAATTTGTGGGAACGTTCTATTTATAGCCTCTATTATTGCTTTTACTCGTATTGCAGGTTTAACATCAGTATATTTTAAACTAGTTCCTGTTGCATTATCTAAATACCCACTATTACTAAAACGCATATTTTTACTATGGTGTATATTAGGCACTTTAATATCTGAACTATTTAAAACACCACTAGCTTCTAAATATGTATCATCTCTAGTAGCCATATCTAGTATATTAGCTTGGCTATATTCAAACTCTGATATATCGCCATAATCTAAGCTAGATAGTTTACTATCGCCTAGTATTTCTTTTAAATCTACTGTATCACTAAAAAATGTTACTTTATATGAATAGGCTTTATTGTTTTTAAGTTGTACGCTATTGAATTGTATCTTACCTTTTTTGTAGTCTATTCCGTTTAGCTTTATTATAGCATCGTGTCTGTATCTAGCATCAAAACTATCTAAAATATCTGTATTCTCATAATGTCTAAATAGCTTGTTGTTTAGCTTAGATGCAGGTAGGTTAAATTGCTTAGAAAAAGGTGTGAATACTTTTGCCACATCTCTTACATTTAATAAGCTATCAGTTATTACAACACTTTCATCTTTAAATAAATCAGCTCTAAAATAATCGCTTGTAATTCTGTAAGGCTCTTGTGTGGTTGTAAATATATCGTCTGATAATGTTAATTGTGTATCACTATCAATAGCGGTTATACGTGCAGTTTCGTTTGTTTCTTGGTTTGTAACTAAATCGCCTATTTCTGCAGTTTCAGTAAATTCAGCAGTACCATCAATAAGTTTATTAGTAGTAATTGAATTAACCGCACCATTTAAACGCTTGTACCCTTTTATGTAAAGTTCTATTATCTGCATTAACGTATATTGTTTATCGTGTCAAAAGCAAAGTCTATTTCTATTGTGTAGTTTATTAGCTTGTCGTTTAAGTGTGTTTTGTAATTTAAACTAGAACTAGATATATTTATTGGAAGTGTTTTATTTTCTATCTCTATCCAACAATCTTCGCTTAATTGCATCTCTTTAAACACCTCATTGTATTCTTCAGGATAAAATCCTGTATTTAGTGTTAGTTTTTCAGTTCCGTTTTTAGTTAATATTTTCTGTTGGTGTCTACTCCTATCATAAGCACCATTAACAATTATATTACGCTTAAATTCTTCTTTTTTAGTTGTTAGTACTTCATTGCTACGCTTAAAAAACCATAAATCTTGCAATGCACCAAACTTGTTCACAAACGTTACTTTATATGGTTGGTACTTACACTCTTCTATATTTTCTACTGTTAACTTAATAACTCCATCAGTAGTATCTACATAAATAGTATCAAAGTCAAATAATGTAAAGTCATCTACAAACTCCTGTAAACAAGCACTATTTTCAAATGTTCCACCATCTTGTATTACTCTATTCTCGTATTCATCAGCACCATTAACACCATTTGTAACGTATTCTATTTGTTCATCACTTTCAGTACTACTAGTAACCGCCTTTGTGTATATTTGTTGTCCGTTTAGTTCGTATGTAACTTGTGTAGTCTTAGACGTATCTACAGGTATTGTAGCAGGTGCATCATCTAGCTTTACTAATTTAGTGTTTGTTTGTAATAGTCCGCTATCGTTTTGTGGGTTTGCATCATCTTCGTAAAATCCGTACCCATCAAAACCTACTAATTGTGTATAAGAAGTAAACCCTTGTGCAACACCTTGTATATAGCTATTTGTTCTATAGTCCACCCAAACGTTTGCACTTGAATAATCGCCATCAAAAGTTTGTAGTATATAATCTCTTACTATTTCGCCTATCTCAAAAGTAACATTTTCATTTACTGCAAAAGACTGCAATATAAATATATTAGTTCTATCAGTTGTTTGCGTTCCTGTATATACATATAGTTGCATATCTACCTGCGTTAAGTTAGTTGCAGATATGTTTATGTAGTATGGACTTCTTGAATTTATTTTCATTTTTCTTTAATATTCAGTTGTATTTGTTTTTCTAGACCTATTGAATACGCTTGTACTAAATCATCAGGCAAACGCTTAAAAGCTGCTTGAAATGGTTTTGTAAAAAACAGACTTGGCTTTATACCCTTTTGATATATTGCCCTTGCTATTAAAAACTGCAAACTTTGTCTACTTAAAAACTTACCCCCTTTACCTCTTGGCGCAATTCCCTTTCTTACTATCCATTTATCAAAAGCCTTTCTAGGTGGCATTTTAGTTGTATATGAATAAGGTGTATTGTATTTTTTTTCTGTACCACTAACCCCTCTATCCTGAAACGTACCATAATCAGCCATATTAAACGCTAAGGACGTACTTTTAGCACTCTTTGATACTTCGTACCCTAAACTATTATAAAGTTCTTTAGAAGCGTTCTTTTTGCCCTTAGTTAAGTTGCTTCTACTTTGTTGTATAACGTATTTAGCAAACTTGTTTAGTTCATCTCTTAAATACTTATCTGCTAACATTCTTTTAAATATTTAAATCTGTAATTCTTATTATATCTTGTTATTCGTAAATGTTCTGCATTATACTTTATATTATTAACATTACAAGCATATCTTAAAGAATGATAAAAAATTCCTGTTTCTAAATCAACAACCCATTTTGAAACACCACTATTCAAACTCATAGTGTATAAAGATTTTTTATTGTGTTTTTTTCCTTTATTAGATTTAAATATTTTATCTCTATGGTCTTTTTTTAATTTTTTCCCTCTATTAGCAGAACCTATTTTATATCTTGTTAATTCATCAGGATTAAATTGACCATCTCCGCCATCATTCATATTAGCTAAATTTTCTTTACCATATTCTGATATTAAAAACATTTCTAATTCACAAGCATCTTCTAAACTTAAATCATTAGCTACTATTTCTACTTTGTAATCAGTTTTTTTTATTATTCTATTCCAATGCGTATTTCTTCCGTGTTTACAATACGGTCTTTTACTATTACCTATACCAATGTAAAATATTGAATTATCATCTAATCTTCTATGTCTATATACAACCTTTTTTACGCACATATATCAATATCGTTTTTAACAAACACATCAAATGTAGCACTCCAACCTGCTAAACGATTATCAAACCTTTCATAAAAAGGCTCTAGTGTAGCATCACCATCTAATTGGTATTGGTCGCTATATAGCGTACCCTTTCTAAGCACCATAACAAGTTTATTAAGTACTGCTAGTTGAGTATTTAGTATATCTTGCTCGTTATTATTACCTCTAAATATATCGGTTGTAGCTTCTTTGCTTTCATCTACTATATCCATTGCTAGTACACTAATATTAAACGTTAATGTTTGTTCTTGTGTACTCACGCTATTAATTATAATATGGCTCAAAGGAAATATACTTTGCTTTGCTAGGTCTATATCGTATATATCGCCTGTAGTAACTGTATTAACATTTACATCGCCTAGTAGTTGGTCTTTTATAGTTTCTGTTAGTAGGTAAAAACCTCTTATCCCTGTTTGGCTCATTCTATGCTATTTAAATTTACTTTTTATTTGTCTTGCTTCTAATTCGTTTTTTTCTTTTGTGTATGTTAAGTATGTTAAGCACTCGTGTACACCTAGTTTAGTGATATGTTCAAATTTTGTAATATCTCCGTTAGATAGTCCATAGATTGAATTGTACCACCCCCATTTGGTTGTGAAGTTAGATACTCCGCTAAGGTCTGCTCGTTCTTCTTGTCCAAAGAGTTCAGCATAACTAGTGATAAGTCCCTGCCTAAATTGTAAAAAAAAACAACCGCACCTAAGACCGCATCTAAAGGCATATCCTTTGCTATTTCGCTATTGTTAGGCTCATAGTCCTTTATAGTGTATCTATTGCCTTTGCGGTGTTCTATAGGTCTGTATAGTACGTTTACTGCTCTATGCAAATTATCGTTATCACCTATAAAAGTATCTAAGTCTACATATTCACCAAAACTCATATCTTCAAGACTTGGTATAAACCCATATTCCACACCATTCATTTTAAACATAGATATAAGTTGATGCTTAGTATCAAACATATTATTTATGATACCACATATTTCTACTATATCAGTTGCTTTCATATTCCTTACTACTACTTCAGGAACGTTACAAAATATTTCAATAGTCTTTAGTTGTAGGTCTGTTTCTGTTAAGTCCTGCAACTTTGCGTATTCTTGGTATTGCCCTAGTGTTATTTCGTTTAGGGTTGTCGGTATTCTTAAATTAACATTCATATTAATATATAAACGTTTTTAAATAATTTTAGGCATAAAAAAACCCCTGCGTTTTGCAAGGGTGTTGTGTTTGTTTTGTGTTTTTATTATAATTCTTGTTTAGCTTCTAATAATAATTTAGCTGCTCTAATCATCTTTATGTTTGCTCTGCTGAATTGTGTAGGTGTAGGATTTCGCTCTTCAGCATTATATTCTATATCAAAAGTGTAATCCTTAAGCATATTAGAAAGTGTTTTGAAAAATTCTTGTTCTTTGTTCATAATTTTTAGTTTTTGTTATTGTTTTACATTACAAATATACAACATTATTTTAATTATAAACAAATTTTAAACAAAAAACTTACGAAAATTTTACGAAAATTTTTTCCAACAGGTTAGTGAACTATATATTTTCCTCTATTTGGGTTTTGTAATTGATAACCTACTGCGTACCTAACCGCATCAATAAGGTGGTTGTATTTGTCTATTGGTGTATTTGATTTGCGTTCTAACCAACGATAGTTATTAAGTTCTTTGATTAAATTAGTGCTATCAGGACTTACCACTAAATCATAATCTTGTAATAGTGATATACCATAAGTAACACTACCTTGACCTTTAATTGATGGTAGTACATTGCACCCCTTTGCTTTTATTTCTGTTATTAGTCTAGGCTCAGCACTATCACCTATTATTAAACCATCTCTAGCGTGTTTTAAATTAAGTTCAGCTATTTGTGAAGTAGTTAATCTAGGTAGGTATACACATTCCCTTAAGTATATTGTTTTAGTGCTTGTATCTATGTTTGTTTCTATTAGTGTTGTTGGGTCTGCTGCAAATCCGTAATCTTGACCCCAAACGCTTACACTATTGCGTTTAAATTCGCCTATAGTCCAATTATCAAATATTACACCCTCTGCTTTGTTTAACCACGCACCTAACATTTGTTGTTTATATTTTTCAGGTCTGCGTTCTCGCATTTGTTCTATCTGCTCTATATAGCTTTTAGATAGGTTGTCTATGTTGTCTTTGTATGTGGTGTGTATATAGGTAGTATTGCCTTTAGTTATATTGCTACCCTCTTGAATACCCCTATCTTCAAAGAAACGTCTATATATAAAATGCTCTTTAGTAGTTGGGTTTAGTATTAGTATAACCCTGTTTTGTAGTCCTTTTTCCCTTACAGATAAATCAATAGTATCAAACTTTTGCTCGTCTGTTAGTTCTTCAGCTTCATCAACAACCCACGTTGTAATGCCCTGTAATGATTTTAGATTAGCGGTTTGGTCTCCGCTTGAAGTTTTAATACCTCTAAATATTATTTTGCTACCTGTCTTTTTGTTTAGTATTTCGTCTTTGGTTATATGAAAATGCTCTATAGACCCAAACTGTTCTAGCTTGTCTATAAATTCAGGTATAATTGAAATATATGCAGAAGTTAATGTATAGCGTGTAAACAGTATAGTGTGTCCTGCTTGGTATGTTAGCATTACTAATAAAGCATTTATAGAAAACGACTTACCACTACCACGCCCACCACTAACTATAAAATACCTACTATCGCTTTGTACAATAGGCATATATTTTTTCTTAACCTCAATCAATCAACGAACTTTAATAAATCTCTAAAATTAATATTTAAACCCTCTGAACTATTTATATCTACGCTATCTTTTGGTTTACCATACCTATACCCTAAATATAGTTGTAAAGCTCTCATATCACCTTTATGTACTAACTCGCCTAACTTTGCCAATGCTTCGTCTTTGTCTATTATAGCGTCTAAGCGTTCTATAAGTTTATGCTCGGCAGCTTTGCTTGGTCTACCGCCTTTATTCCCTTTAGTACCTTTATTAAATCTTCTTTTGTCCATAATCAGTTTTTTATTAGTTAACTGAACTTACTAATATATAAACAGAATTATATTTTTTTAGAATAACCTTTGTTGTGCTTTGTGTTGCTCTATTCGTTTCATAGCTGCTTCGTAATACTCTTTGTCAAGTTCACAAGCTGTTAAATCATATCCTAAATTATGACAAGCTATTGCTATTGAGCCACTACCCAAATGCGTATCAAGTATTTTATCTTCTTCCTTTGCGTAGTTCATTAAAAGCCATTCGTAAAGACTAACAGGTTTTTGACAAGGGTGAATATCAAAATCTTTTTTATTTAATTCATTGTATCTATCTGTATTACTCCAATCATATCTGTAAAAATCCACCTTTTTTAACCTACTATAACTTGCAATTTCACATTTACTCATATTTGGGTGTTTCACATCTTTATACCATACTATTGCACCACCTTTATTATTAAAACAATTATAATAATTAGCACCCCATATAATTTGTTCTTTACTTACTCTTTCTAATTCTTTAAAATAATCAATATTTGGTGTTTTGTTGTTCCAATCATATTCCCATTTAACACCTTTATCTCTGTGGTTAAAATTTCCAATACCATAAGGTGGGTCTACAATAGCAAGGTCAAAGTAGTTATCCTCATACCTTGCCATTAGTTCCATGTTATCTTCATTTGTTATTTTCATATTATTTTAGTATCTCTTCAATAGCTTCCAGTTTCTCTGGAGATAAGCTTGATACTTTTTTTATGATATTAATCTTGGAATCATTTAAAAGAGTTTCATGAATCAATGGAAGCTCCTTGTTATAGAAACTGTGGTCTGGATAAGTTTCACAAGAATACATCACTGATCTGTGCGTTGTTTTAAATCCATTCTTTCTGTATTCTCTCACAATCTCTGTCCATCCCATTCCTAAAACATCACGCATGAATACGTTTGCAACGCTTCTCATTTCTACTAAGTCTCGTCTTCTGCTTTGCTGAAATATATCAACTCCAGTCATTTCTTTTATCTGTTTTCCTATCTTCTGTAATTTCATTTTATTTATTTTTTTCAATCCATTTCTGTTGTTCATCTCTTATAAACTCAATCTCTCTCCTCAAATAGTCTGCTGCTTTCTCCAGATCTTTCAACTCGCTTTCTTTTTTTCCAGCTCTGCATACATACTTGATGATGTTCCCTCTGTTGAAGTTAAGATTGTAGTCTTTTATAAAGTCAATAACATCGTATCCTTTTCCATTCTCGTAATGTAAATATGTTGCTCTCATACTATTGCGTTGTCTAACATTTGTATTAAGTGTCTTATTTCACTTCTCTCAAACTTTCCAGATATTTCTGCGTTGTAAGTTTTGAAGCTCAAGTGATACATGTCCTTTTCCGTATCTCCTTTTTTCTCTTTTTTTCCTAAATATTCAATCTTTAAATCAAATTTCATTTTTATTTTATTTTATGGTTTATAATTGTCCAGTTAAGCAATAGTTATCAATGTCAGCTCCATCAATGAAAAACTTTTCATATAACTTAAGAGCTTTCTCTACTTTCTCCTCTCCTCTGAAATAAAAGTTTTCCGAGCAGTTAAAGATACCGATGTCAAGACTTCCTTTGTCAAGCACTAAGAAATAAAAATCTTCATGCTTCTTATTAAATAGATTGCAGTAAAGAAAGCACTGCACATCGTAAGAATATTTTTGTGCTGAATAGTGAAAGTCCTTAACGCTTGATGAAGATGTCTTTAAATCTACAATTCTATTATCTGCAAGAACATCCGCTTTACCTCGAAATGGTAGTCCTTTAATGTTATCAATTCCAGGAACTTCAAACTCTGCTTTTGTGATCAGTTCCTTTGCGTGTTCATTCTTAAAGAAAGCATCCACTAAACGCTCTGCATCACTTCTCTCTTTTGCAGTGAATACTTTTCCGAGCTTCAGTTTTGCTTCTTTGAATTTCTTTGTATTCTTGCTTTGAACATCAATAAAAGTCTGTGCTGCAAAAACCTCTGGCTCTAATATAGCGGTGTGGAATAACCATCCATCACGAAGTGCTTGTGTTTCCTCACTTCCATATTCAAGTGAATATTTGTAAGTCTTTGGACTTGCAAGAATCTGCTTCAAGCTACTGCTACTCAAAGCCAGTTTGTTGAGCTCTCCATAATAGAAAGAATCATCATCCATTTTTTCGAGCAACTCGGCTCTGTCATATTGCTCCCCATCCAGAAGCGTAATTTTATTCTGTATCATAATCGTAACAGTTTTTTGAGCAATAAGTATCCCCATCGGTTTCCTTGTCGCAAGTTCTACAATAAGTTGTTTCTTCTGGCATATCAATATAGTGCATATCGTATTTTTTTAATTTATTAGTTAAGTTTTCAATCTGTTCTCTAAGGTTTTGAATCTCGTCATTTTTCTGAGACCTCATGAGATTGTATCTCTTTGTCATTATCTCCAGCTCCGTTCTTAATGTGTTAGTAAACATTCCGATTTCATTCATTGCTTTAACGCAATTCCTTAAATCCTTATTAAGTGGCTTTGCATCTTTCCACTCCATTATCTTGTCGGCTAACCAATTAAACCAGAGATTGTAAGCTTGATTCTGTAATAAATCCATTATGATTTACCTAATATAAAACCAATTAAAAAAGTTAAAGAAGCAAACGTAATAATAGCAGCATTGATAATAAAATGTCTGGCTTGTTTTCTTTGCTCTTCCTTTTGCTCTAACTCTTTTTTAGTATAGACTTCAATTCTGTTCTTTCTTGTTTGGATATGTAATCCTGTTTTTGTTTTTTTCATTTTGTTATAAATTGTGCAAGTTTTTGATATTTCTCTTGCATTAATAATTTTTCTTTTTGCACTTCATTAAAAGTTATCTCAACTATTGATGGAAGATCTTTGAAAAGCTCGTAAGCATGAAAAGTAATTACTCTTCCATCCTCAAGCTCCATGTTTACTTCTCCATTGTTTCCACCCCAGAGAGCAACTGTTTTTTCTACGTATATCTCTTCCATATTAATTAATTCTAAAAATGTAATAGTTAGCTCCATCAAAATCATACTCAAGCTCTTCTCCATCATAATGAGCAAAGGTATGTCCATATCCATCAACAAAGCAGTTCTCTGCTGTTTGTTCCCAGTCAATAGCTAACCAATCTGGTGCTTTAATATTATAGCAATCCTCCGTTATCTCTCTGATTGTTTCTACATAAATATCCCAGATGTCATTATCGTGAATGAATCTGTATTCCTCTCCATCAATCTCAATGTAGAAATCTGGCTCAATGTCTGTTAATTTTTTAGTTAGCTCTCTTACCTCATCTCTATTGATTGCAAGATCTAACCCATCGTAAATAAATTCAAGAACTTCTCTTTGTATTGTTTTCATTTTTTTGTTATCTAAAGTTATAAATTGTGCTTCTTATTATCTCGGCTCTTTTGAGCAGTTTATCTACATTCTCCTTTGGAAGATTGTTGTACATTAGATTGATTTGCAAGGAGCGTTCAATCTCTGTTAATTCTTTTTTTAAGTCTGTTAATTGCGTTCTCATAAATTTTAAAATAAATCTTGCAAGTCAAACGCTTCTGATAGTTCATCAATAGCATCCTGTATTGACATTATAGCACCATCTAAAGCGTTCATCTTATCCTCGTGTATTTGAGCAGCTTCGCTTTCGCGCCATCTTTCTGACCTTTCGTCCATTGCCCACTCCATTGCTTCTAACTTTTCTGTTAGCTTTTCTTTTAAGTTGTTTAGTTTAGTTAAATTTGCTTTCATAATAATTGTTTTTTTGTTATCAATATTCAAATGTAGGGTTTATAATAACTTTTGACAAACTTTTTTTAAAAAAAATTTTATTCTTGGTTTATATTGATTATTGAAGCATCCTTTTCATCTATTAAATAACAAGGTTTCAGCACTTTCTTTTTAGTCCAAAGAGATGAATCTGGACAGTAAAAATCTTTTTGCTGGAGCTCTTTTAATTCATTTAACCAAAATAAATAGTTGCCTTTAGGATCATTGACAAAATAAAGAGCAACCTTTCCAGTTGCCAGGAGTTTATCATACCTATCCTTTTCAATCATTTTCTGGAGATAGTGAGCTTTTCTGAAATTCATTGTCATAACAACCTCAACTCCTTTTGGAGATTTACCCTCCGCATCATAGTCATAACCATCTCCTCTGTGAGTTAGCTCCCAACCATCTGCATTCAATAGCATTATTACAGCTCTTTCCCAATCTTCTACGCTTCTACTCATTGCTTAATTTATTAAGTTCCTCAATCCACTGCACTATTCTTTTTGGCTTACATCCGCATGGCTCAAAGTATTGGTGGTTAAAATACTTTGCATGAAGCTGACAAAGAAGCTTGAATTGATCCTCTTTTATTTTGCCTTTTATTTCCTGGCTTACTTGAAGCCACTTTTGTTTATCTACTTGTTCCATAAATCCAAATCAATATCATTCCACTCTTCTCTTCTCTTATTACATCCACAGTCTTTTCCAACTGCTTTGCTTATCTTTTTTACTAACCAGTGAATACCAGTATAGTAAGTAAAGTAATACATTAAATCTCCTAACTTCATTTTAAAAATTATATTTATAGTTATGTCTTTCTACTTCAATTTTTTGATTCGCAAAACTACTCATTCCATTTATGTGACTATCCGTTGGAACAAAATAATTCCACTTTTTAAATGCTGGAATATAATAGAAAAAAAATGCAGCACGTTTCCCAGTATTCTTTTCATATATAACAGTTGCAGTATGGTCGCTTGTTGGTATGATTTCTTGTACTTCAAACGTTTCTTTGTTAAAGTTTTTAGCTCTGTCCTTTTTTGAATATCTTTCACAAACTTGATCTGTGAAGATTTTTAACTCTTTAGCTATTTGTTTGTTCATAACTTATATTTATATAATATTTCTTTTTTTATCAAATATGCTTTTTTGCTTTTTGAATCTCCTTTTCCAATAAACTCCACCCAGTTGAGATGATTCTCTTTTATGCAGTCTTTTATCCGATTTATTAAAAACCAGTGATAAGTATATCCATCAAAGATAACCCAGTACTTTGCTTTACTTGTGCTCAATGCAGATGGTCTGTTATTAAATTCAATCTCTATTACAATATTACCAGTGAATTTACTTTTTTCATCACTCTTCACTTCTACTCCGATTTCAAGCTCTGGGATAAAAATATCATACTCCTTGCAGTATCCATCCTTGATAAAAGCTCTTGGGTATTTCTTTTGAATTACCTCCAGGATAACATTCTCATGATATTTCCCTCTTTTTAAATCCCTATTAAAAGTCTCAATCAAAGCTGGTCTTTTATAAATTTCTTTGCGTTAGTAAATGTATTGTAAAGTGAATAGTAACTTATTTTAGTATCTCTGCTTAATTCAGCAACGCTCTTTCCAGAAGCACAAATCTCAAAGACTTTCCTATCATACCAGAACATTTTTTCCATTATCTTGTCAATTTTTTTCTTTTTATTCGCATACTCAACTTCATCAATTCCGAGCTCCTCCGCTTGTTTAAACTCATTAATCTCTTCAAGATACATTTTGATTTGCTTTGCTTCCTTTTTATATATGTTTAAATAAATCCCTCTCAAAACCTTATAACAGTAATATGTATTCACTTCCTCTCCATACCAAAGATCAAGTCCTTTTTGAACATCCAGATGGAGCTGTATATACATTTCTTGAACAATGTCTTCTGCTGTTGAGAAGTTGCATCCAAAAGACTTTACAATCCGTATCCAGTCTTCGTGTTTATTATAAGCTATTTCAACAAGGGATTTTTTCATATATCTAATTTTTTTGGCACATAATATTCCAGTGGGTCATAAATCTCTCCAACAACAAATGGTAGTCCGTATTCATTGATGCTAAAGCTAAACGTTTCAAAAGCATATCCCCTTGAGCGTTTACAGCTCACTGTTATCCAATCCTTGTTTACTGTATTTGCTTCAAGCTGGATTTGAGTTTCTGTCTTTTTTTCTAAGAAGCTACCTAAGTGACCAGTCGGTTTATCACTTCCATAATTAGAATGTATCACTGTAATAATATGGCAGTCAAACTTTGCACTCCACTCCATTATTTTCTGCACACAGAGATTGCTTTCCTCAAGATTGTTTACATCACTGACTAAATCTGCAATTCCATCAATTACAACAACTCCATTCTTATCTCCATTTTCTTTCAAGCAGAATTCAATGAACTCCATTCTTTGTTTATAATTGATAGTCCTTAAAGCATAAGTTTGGTAGCATCCAGGATTTTTCATGTTAGCCATATCAAGTATCCTTTTGAATACACGTTGTGAATGCCAGTGCCCTTGTTCTGTATCGAAATGAATCAAGCACTTTCCCTCTCGGTGTCCTAAGATTTTACCACCAAAATTATTACCTCCACTTAAATAAACTGAAGCAAGTAGAGATATAAAGAATGTCTTTTTTGTCTTCGGTGGAGCTTGAACAAATGAGAAGTTACCATACGTTCCAATTGGAACTGGAAAAGTTATCTCTCCAGCTTTTGTCTGGATTGTCTTATTTCCTAAGCTCAAAGCAGTTGGAGGATAATCTAAAGTTTGAGATGTATCCACCTCGCACTCTTCCTTAATTAGCTCCATTAACATTCTGTCTGTCGTTTCCTTTTCTGTCATTTTTTAATATAGTTTTTTGTTATCATAAATATATAAAAAAAAAGGAGAGCCGAAGCTCCCCTCTAAAAATTAAAAAGGTAGATCTGCTGCTTCTTGTGGAGATGCTTCAACTTCTGGAGCTGCTTCACGCTCTGCGTTTACGATTGTACCATTGTTCCAGACTACTTTTCCATTGCCTAAGTAAGTCTTTTGTTTTTTGGCTTCTCTTTCCTCTTGCGTTTGACTAACATAGATTCCAGCATTATTACCGTATCTTGTTTCATCATTGACGCTCATTGTGAGATTTACGTAAACTGCTCCATCTTTTCCAGCAATAAACTTCTCCTTTGGTAGCTTTGCTACATTTAAACTAAAATTAATTAATGCACTCATATAAATAAAAATTAAAGGGTTTTAAATTCTGTTTTTGGTTTCTTGAAACTTTCACTTTCATCTTCTCCAAATACTCCGAGTTCATAAAAGCCAGTTAGTTTCAAAACTGCTCTACTCATTGCACGTTTTTCTGCCATCTCTGGAACGTACCACGAGTTAGTATTTCCATCTTTGTAATTAGCTCCTTTTAAAGCACTTCCAAAGGTTTCAATTTTCTTTCCATCTTTCTCTGCATGAGCTTTAAATACTGCGAAATTCGGCTCACATTTAATTACCTCATAACTAACGCTCATTTGCTCAAGAGCTTGTATCTTGTCAATACCTTGTCTTGTAATGATTGTATAGTGTTGATGCTTAAAGAAATCTTCTTTTGTAAGGTTATACTTTTTGTATAACTCTGTTAGTTTTGCTTTGTTCATTGTTCTTTATTTAAATATTCAACTTCAAGGATTGCTTCCAAGAATTGTACTCTGTTTTCTAACGCTTCTATTCTTGCGTTTAAAAAATCAACTTGTGATGGAGATGATACTCTCCTTACGTCTTCTGTATGTGTCATAGCTCTTCAAAAAATTGGAAAGCATCTAAACTCCCAAAGACAAAATTTAAGTCAATGATTGTTTCATACCTAAGTTTGTGAACAAATCTCTCGTTTTCTAAGTCTTCACAGATCCTATCAACTAAGTCTGGAATTTTTAAGTTCCACTTCTCAAGCTCTTGCTTGTAATGTGGCTTCATTCTTTGTAATAAATTCATTTGTTTAATGTTATAAAAAGTTAATAATATCCCAAAGTTATAAAAATATTTTAATTATTCACAAATTATTACAAAAAAAACCACCTATTAAGGTGGCTCTTTCCGAGTTGGTTAACTCTTTGATAACAAAAAACAAAGATTATATCTTTAATCAAATATAGATAATAAATAAAAAATAGAGATTAAAAGCTTAAAGAGTTATTAACAATTAAAAGTTCTGGATGCTTTTAAGATCATCAAGCTTAGTCTTGAAATCCTGAAATACTTCCAACCATTCTGGATCAGTAAGTTTAAGAACTCCTCTTGATTTTGTGAGAAGCTCTTGACTTAACTCCTCTCCAAGCTTCAAGCTGTATTCATATTGTCTGCCATATTCAAAGCGGTTGCATTTACGACACTGTGCATGAACGTTCCTTTCATCATATCGAGTAATAAGATGTTGCCTTGATATGAAATGTCCAGCATCAGTTTCAGAAAAGTGCACTTGCTTTCCACATGAAATACAAGAGCAGTATCCAGTTTGATTATCTGCATCTCTTCTCCTTATATATTCATGAAATACTTTGTCAATCTTATTTTTCCAATATTTTAAAGTTTTTTTTGGCATAAGATTACAATTCCGAAGTCATATATTTATTACTTTATTTTTCTATTTATTTATAAATGTATTTATATCTATATAATTAGAAAACATTTTTTTATAATAAATGGCTCAAAGTTATACATTTATTTTTAAAGAAAAAAATTTATTTTTTCCAGTGCTTAGTTATCTTCTCTGCTGAACGCATTCCGAAGTATCCTCCATAGACTAATAAAAGAAGTGAAGACAATAAATCAATCCAGTTAGAATCAATCTTAAATCCCTCCAAAGAGCTGTCAAGAATTATGTATATAAATAAAGTGATTGTTAAAAAAGCCAGAGATAATGGTCTTATATTTTTTGAAAGCCAGGAATCACTGCTCATATCTGCAACCCAACGCTTTGTTGTTTCTTGCATCTCAATCATGTCGTGTCTAAGCTCCTCCAGAAGCATCTCTTTGTCAATCTCTGAAAGCTCCTTGTCTCCTTTTATCTTATCCGCTAAATTTTTTAATTGATCTATACCAGTAATATTCCCAGCAACAGTAAGAATCTCTGGAGCTACTTCCTTTCCTTGTTTAACTAACCAACGTAGAGCATCTCCAACTCTTGTCGTTCCATGTTTTTGTTTATACTTTCCTGGCATAATTCCAACGTGCTTTTGTTCTTCTTATATCATAGTGAGTAAACGTATCATAAGCTCCAACTCCACCTTGCAAGAGCTCTCCCATATCAATCAAATCCTCAATAATTACAAAGACTTCTGCTGGCTTTAAACTTTGGATTGTGATGTCTGCTGCCTTACCCAATAAGTGCTGGCTTCGGCTACTTCCTTTTATTTTAGAATTATGATCTGGACATCTGTATGCACTGTTTATTGTGATTGGTCTTCCAGTATAATCTCTTAACCTCTGGAGCTGTCCAGCAAGTTTGATGATATTTTCATAAACTTCCAGTGGCATCTTGCAACCACATTTGCAATTAAATTCTTTTATTTTAAAGTTCTTTGTCATTTGCACCGCTATTTTTTTTCTTGTGCGTTTCGTATATCTTCTGGAAAGTATATACAATAGAAGCAAGAAGCAGAATGATCTTCAAACTGTTTTCAACATGAGTAAAGCTAACCCCTAAAGAGATAGCATTAAAAAAAGCTAATCTCAAATCTTGTACACTCATAACATAAGTTTCTTTAAAAAGTTATTCCATTTAGCTACTAACCAAAATGTAAAATGCTCTAACTTATCCGCTATGTATCTTAATGCTCTAATCATAATTTAAATTTTTGATAGTCTACACCATAAAAACTATGTACTCCGTTACCATCTGCAATAGCAACCGCACTTGACTTCCAACCATAAGGGTGGTCTGCTTTTATTACATTGCCATCTTCATCAATAGTATCTTGTAACTTCCAAGCTACATCAACGTGGTATTTGTCGCTTAATACAGGTGCTTTTATTTCATTTCCCTCTTCGTCGTATTCCCCTTGCTCTAAAACAATATGTCCGAGTTTAACAATAGCGTGTGAGTGAGTTGGGTATTCGTTTCCATCTTCGTCTGTTTCTACTCCTAAAGCTTTTATTTTACTTTCAGCAGTCTTTTGGTCTTTAAATTCGTATTTTCCTATGTACATTTTATATAGTTGTTAATTTTTGTAATTCTGTATCACTTAATGCTTCTTTAAATACTGCAACGCATTTAACGTTTCCGTAGAAATTACTTGAACCCGTGCCACTATCAAACGACAAACTATTTAATCCAATAGGAACAGAGCCACTTGTATCTGTTTTTCTTTCAGAGCCATCAACCCAAAGGCTAAAATCATTAGCTTTCCATCTTATAGCTACCTTGTGAAAATCTAATACTGATGTCACGCCATAGTTTTTATCCATATAGTTAGTGCCACCACTTGTAATAATTGTCCTAATATTATTTGCTGATGAATAGTATAGTATAAGAACTCTATTATTACTCGTTCCATCAGTTAAACTCAAATATCTAACAGTACCATCATTAGCCAAAGCACTTACTTCAGCATATAGCACACCCTCTGTTGAGTTTATTAAATCACTATTACCACTATTATTGCATACATCTGCTAAACGAGTAACTGTGCTTCCGTTTGTTGGTATGTAGGAAGTAGTAAATGAATTTTGTTCAAGCATTGCTCCGTAGATGTAGAAAGATGCGGTGTCATCAGTAGTAGAACCTCCTCTTAATCCAATTCTTATACTTCTTGTGCCTGTTGTGCTAACAGTTTTTGTAAAATCATATCTTACCCATTCATTAGTAAGTGTTATTAAGTTGTTATTGCCATTATCTAAATCAAAAAATATTTCTTCTCCACCATTAACCCCTTTTAAATAACAAGACAAAATATAGGTAGCAACAGAAGATGTGTAACTAATAGTAATAAAACTAAAATCAGAAGAAGTAGTTCCACCGTTCATATCTAATACAACCTTATCGGCAGTATTATTTCCATCAGGAGAAATAGCATTGTTAGAAATTACAACAGTAGAACCTGTTCCACCTTGACCGAGTGACCACTCACTAAAATCTTCTGAATACGTTACAAGATTTGTACTCTGTGGCTCAAGTAAAAGACTACCCTCTCCGCTATAAGGTACTACTTCTCCATTCTCATAATCAAAGTTAGTATAATTTATTCTCGGTAAGTCTGTATCGTCTGTTATTTCTACTACTGAAACGTTTGATATAAATCCTTCAGCCGAGCCAATAGTTCTTATTTCAACTGTATTTGCACCGCCATCGTGTGTTATTTCTTGCTCAAATGGTAGAGATATAGCTTGACCATTACCCAAACCACTTGTGGCTGATAATTTTATATTACCACTTGTAACTTCTCCTTCTATTTTTAGTCTATATAAATTACCACTTGATATATTTAAATTTGTTATAAAACTTGAATTAGATGTAGTATCAAAAACCGCTACACCATCTCCCATAGACCACCCTGTACCAAAAGTCCAATTCTGCCCTACTTCCTTAACTGATACGTTGTCTATTGAATATATTGCACCATTTGTAGCTCTAAATAAAAAATTCCCATTTGATATAGTGTGTTTAAAATATATAGTAAAAGTTCCATTGCTTGTTATAGTATATATAGTAGCACCATTATTATTTATTATTACCGCAGTTCCTAATTCATTATAATCAGATACTGTAAAAGTAACTTTATAGAATTTATCCTGTGTTAATATGTTTTGGTACAATAAAGATGTTTGACCATCTCCGTTTAAATTACCTTTGCCATCGCTTATAGTGGCATTTAATTTAGTCCAATCACTATCAGTATCAAAACTACCATTTGTAACAAGCTCACTACCTATCTGCTCAAAGTTTCCGTTCTGTACTAATTCTCCGCTTAATAACTGTACATCTTGTACTAAACCTAATTCGTTAACTCGTGTCGCACTAGAATTTCTTGAAAATTGGAAGTCTGCTTCTGTTACTTCTTTTACGCTTACGTTGTCTATAAACATTGTCCCATTTGTCCCAAGTCTTGGTCTAACTTTAAAACTTGTGCTTGTTGCAGTAGATATAAAAGTATTTGTACCTTCACTTGCATCTAAAGTTGGGTAATTTCCACCTGTGATAATTAAAGCACCTGAAGTTGCAGTTCCTAAAGCTAAATCATAACTAACTTGATATTTTTTACCTACAATAGCAGTTATGGTTTGGTCAGCAGTTTGTCCCGCTATACCATCTAATTTCAACCTACCACCATCAATAGATAATGTAGCAGTACCACCCCAATTATTTGTGCCATCATCAAACGTACCATTAGTAACCAATTCACTTCCAAAAGTTTTAGCAGGCTTAACACTATTCAATACGCCATCTTCATAAGCAGTAGGTGTTAGTATAATACTTGGCTTTGTGCCTACTCCGTTTAATAGTTGGTCTGTAACCCACGAGTTCTCGTACTCACTTGCTCTTTTATATAACTCATTTGTTAAGTCAGCGTTTAAGTAAACGTTTCCCCATTGTTCGTTAGGGTTTCCCCATTCGCTTCTATGATATATTTCTTGTGCCATATTAAGTCATTATTACTTTTTTGATTTTACCCTCACTTATTGTATATGTGCTTGGTATTGTCGTTATAGTGTTGGTCGTATCGTCTAAAAATGTTTCTACTATTTCTTTTACTCCGCTTGGTGTTGTAACACTACAAACATCAGCTAATCTTGTTACTGTACTTGCTTCTGTATAAATTAAACTTGATGGATAGCTATCTACTAACTCTATTTGCGCACCCCATACAGAAATATCTATATCATCATCAGTACCATTAATAGCACCTAAATAAGCGTATTTAGTATTACCTAACCTTTGCCCTGTAAATTGTATTCTCGTCCATTCTGTTGTTGCAGTTCTTGTATTAGGTGCACTATTTGCACCATAAAAACCTATAGTTTGACTACTTCCTGTATTACTCTTTACATAAACAGATGCAGTGTAGTAACCACCACCGCTACCATCATTAGAAGTTGTAGGAAAACTAATTAAAGAATAGTTAGTACCTGTTTTAGAAGTTTGTAATCTTGTAGCAGTTAAAGTGCCATCAGGTGCTATTGTATAATCAGCAGTTTGAGTAGGGTTTGGGTTATTACCAAAAACACTATTTGAATACGTATCCATACTTGTGTTATTGGTAGCATAGTTGGTGCGTTCAGGCTCTAAAAGTAAACAAGGACAGTTACTATTTAACCAATCTAATCTTGGTACATCTGTAAAGGTTTCTACTCTTTTAGTTTCTGTTGTACCCTCTGTTTTTATGTAGTCAGATAAAGCACCCTCACTAACCATAGCACCCCACATAAAGATACCACTTGTAGTATCTCCTGCAAAAGAATAACTATTATTATTACCTAAACCAATTACAATTCTATCAGTCGACCCCGCGTCCATTGTTATAGAACATCTATACCAATCATTAGCAATACTTTGTATTTGTGCATCTCTTACAGTTCCTGTAATACTTACAGTTTCTGTGTTCAAGTTAAAACTTGCTAAACTACCAAAAGTTAAACTACTTTGTCCTATTGATGCTCTTATACAATTATATCCACCCTCTTTTACATAAAAACTTAAAGTATAAACTGCATTATTTGTTAATGTTATAACTTGGTCGCATCTGTGAGTATTATTATCTGCTGTTGGTATTATTTTATCAGCAGTATTAGTTCCATCAGGCGCAAGAGTTTGGTCTGTGCTAATTGTTGAACGAATTTTACTCCATTGACTTTGTGAATAATCCTCACTATATAAAAGTTCATTAGTAATACTGCCTACTGTTTTAGCTTCCTCTATTAAACCATCTTTGCGTACTCGTGTACCTATTGACTGTCTTGTAAAGTCAAAATCTCCACTTGCATCATTCGGCAAAATAGAATATACTTTACCGCTTTTATATCCGCTTGGTATTAGTGCTAATTTAGGGTTACTCATTATCTTTCCATTTTTGATAGCATATTGCTATGGCTTGGTCTTTTTTATACTCCTTGCTTATTTCTGCTACACACCTCATCATAAAATCGCTTTGCTTCTCGTTTGCTTTTGGTTTC